TTGCTTAGCCCGTTAAATCGTATTGTCTCTGCTATGGGGTATTTTGAAATTCCACCAACATTAACATATACTAAAAGTTTATTTTAAAAAAATGAAAACAATTTCAAAATTAGTAGATGATAAGTTTCCAGGAAACGATGAATCTACAATGATAGATAGAATAGTATATAAAGCTGGGGCAGAAGATGCTTTACAAGAGTTTAAATCATATTGTGAAGAAAAAGGATTCTGGAACAGCAAATTAGATGAGTTTTTAATAGAAATGTATAACTAAACAATGATAAGATTGTACACATCATATTATGCTAATATGAAGAATATTCCTGCCAATTATTTAATGGTAGGAATTTCTCAGTTTTGTCCAGAGTGGCTAAAAGATGATGTACCAGATAATTTTCTTTTTGTAAGAGGTAATTTTCTTGCTCCAACAAAAGAATTACTTAATGATATTAAATCTGGAAATATAGATCCATCAGAATATAGAAAAAGATATGAAGAACAGTTTGATGAATTTTTTAAAAACTGTTCATATCAATACAAGAATGTAGATCAATGGTATCAAACAATGGATGAAGAATTCTCTGATAAATATCAGGCGATTGTTTTTCTATGTTATGAAAAGCCGTCTGATTTTTGTCACAGACATATTTTGAGAGATATTCTTAATTATAAACATCATATAAGGATAGAGGAATTTCCTTATCCAGAAGAAATAAAAGAAAATAAAGAACCAAAAACAAAAGCATTATTTTAATGACAAATGATATAAAATATATTGTAGTACCAGATGTACACGGTAGAGATTTCTATGAAAAGGATGTTAATTTTTTTCTCGAAACCTCTGAAGATACTAAGATAATATTTCTTGGTGATTATATTGATCCTTATCCAAAGGAAAATATAACACCAGATTCTGCATTAAAAAGATTTAAGAGCATAATACAGCTAAAGAAAAAATATCCAGAAAGAATAACTCTTCTTATAGGTAATCATGATTTCCATTATATCGATGGATCTAGAAAAGGTTGCAGAATGGATTATTACAATAAAGATGAAATATGTAGTCTGTTTATCAATAATCTTGATTTGTTTGATTATATCAAGTGTGAAAGAATAGGAAAGAAAAATTTTATATTCAGTCATGCTGGATTTTGTTTTCAATGGTTTTCATATCATTCTGACATTTTTGGTGTATGTGATCCAGATAATCATGATGAAGATGTTGAAAGAAAAGCATTTACATATAACACAATAAAGAACATTGATATTAAAGCGTTATCGCATAATAGAATTATATTAAATATTATAGGAGAGGTTGGAATATCACGAGGTGGTTGGTGTAATCATCCAAGTTTTATATGGGCTGATGTTACTGATATATTAATGAGCAATGATGTAAATGTTGCAAATTGTATTCAGGTGTTTGGTCACACGATGCAAAATATTGGTAGACCTTTGAGGTTTGATAATTGCTTTTGTTTGGATTGTCAGAAAGTTTTCTATATTAACGATAAAGGTACTGTGTTAACGGATCAATATAAGGTAATAAGGAGAAACGGAGAAGAATACAAAAAAGCATATCTTGAATACTTGAAACGTTATTCTGAATTTTTTCTTTGATAAATAGATAAACTAGTCGTTTTTATTTTGCAAAGGATTAAATCAAAAAAGAGATGTGGAACATGTCCTCCAAAGAAAAATAAAAATAGGCTTGTTCTATCAAAGATAAATAATGAAAATAGTAAATTCATTTTCTAAAATAAGATGAAAAGATATAATTATAAGACAAATAAGATCTATGAGTCTTTTTCTGTATTCAGTTTATCACTAGATGAGTTTGACGCTAATGGTAAGTTGATAGATTCTAAAGACTTTGAAGATACATATAGCACTCTTGAGGATGCTATTGAAGACGCATATGATATTATGACCAATGTGGCAAAGAATGACAATATCGATGAAGATGATGTTGCATATGATGAAAATGGTAATACTGTTACGTTTACTGTTGATGGCGTTGGTAAGTGGGTGTTTACTGTAGAAAGTTCACAGAATGAATACGAGTATAGTGTTTCTGAATGTGATGAAAATAAGTCTGAGGATAATGCTTCTAGTGAAGTTAACGATAGTAACAATGAAGATAATGCAAACGAATCTGTAGCGGAAAGATTTGCAAGGCTCCGTAAGATGTTTGAGTCGGAAGATGATTCTGATGATAATTCTGATGATGAAACAGAAAAAGATAACGAAGGATCCGATGACAATTCTGATGAAAATGGTGAAGGATCTGATGATACTTCTGACGAAAACAGCGAAGAAGACGAAGATGAAGAAATGAAAGCCGTAATTATCACAGTTAAGAAAGGTGATGAAGATAAATGTAAAGACGAACTCATTGATGCTGGAATATCAGAAGATGATATAGAAATTCTTGAAGCTGACGAAGATGCGGATAATATTGACATTAGAATCGATGTAAATGCTGTAATGGAACTTAAAGATTACCTGTCTAAGAAGGGTATTGATCTTGAAGAAGAGATTGGTGGTGAAATTGTAAGTGATGAAGATTCTGAAGATGACAATGAAGAAAACGACGACGAAAATAAAGAAGGAGATGACGAAGAGGAATTTGACTTCGATAATCTTGGTGATATTTTCGGAGCCGAAGATGAAGAATAATAAAGATAAATGTGATTTAATAAATGTAGGCGATTCTATTCAGGATCGCCTTTTTTATTAATCTTAAATAAATATATCTTTGCCTTTTTTATAAAAATATGGCAAACGGTTAAAGATAAATAAAGAAAAGAATTTCAAATTAAAGTAAAATATAAAACTAGAAAAGTTATGTCACAAAAAATTAATTTTTCAGACTATCCTGCTTCTGGTGTTTATTTCATTGAGATTGATAATTCTATAATTTCATCATCCAATGTGCAGACTGCACTTCGTATGGCTGTTGGTTTTAATATGCAGGGACCTTTTAATCGTCCTGTTTATATTGCTAACACCGATGAGTGTAATAAGCTTTTTGGTCCTATAGACAGAAAGATGGAGCGTAGAGGATGCTGGACTAATAGAAATATACGCACGATGTTGCAGAAATCGCCCGTGTATGTAATGAATATGCTCAATGTTGACACTAGTGATAAGGAAAGCAATAAGGATACTGTTGGATATACACTGTTATCGCTTGATCCTAAGATTGAATCACATACAACAACAGCACCATATGCTTATATGTATGATAGAACTCGTTTCTGGATTGCTGATGATGATGCATTTGTGCTGAATACATTTATTAATGGATCTGGTGAGATGTTGAAGATTCATGACAGTTCTGTTGGTATTGACTCATCTGTTGACATTGACTCAATTGAAAAGGCTGCTTTGTTCGGTATTTCAAACTGTGGTACAAGAGATATTTCTGTTATTGTTAGAAAGTCAGAAGCTGTTAACGGATATAATGTAACGTTCCTTGATTACTATGGAAATCAGGACGATATTCCTTATAAGTGGATCAATCCGAATGATTATGTATCTGACTATTTCGTTGATGTTATTGCTATAGCTGGTAACTGGGATAAGTCTAAGTATGCTTCATTTGCAAGTGATGTTGTTTGGTCTGGGTATTTTTCAGAAGAAGGTCTTATGAAGGATAAGTTTGCTAAGTTCCTTAGACTTGATGCTGTTAATGTTATAGGAAAATGGACTGGATGTATTCTTCCTAACTTCACTGATAAGCAAGGAAACATGAAGTCTATTGACTATCTTGTTAATAAAAAGTGTAATGAGACTGGTTTGATGTTTGGTATTAACCATAAAGCCTTGGATCTTATTGCGCTCGATGGATCAACATTCTTCTATGATGAGATTGGTGACGGTAAGTATAATGAAGATGATATGGTTGCAAACTTCATCCCAGACATGGTTGGTCATAAACTTACAACAGATTCTTCTGTTCCATTCACATTTATGTCTTATAATATTTCTGAACCAGAGAAGTACATTAAGGTATATGAGACTGTCGATGATGAAGGTATTGATTCTTCTACACAGTTTACTCTTAGTGAAACAGATGGCGCAAATGTAAACATAGGTGATTATGTTCGTGCTCAGAATGGATTGATGACACGTATTATAAAGAAACGTGGTACACGTACAAATCTGAATGATGAAACTAGTGAAATTATCTATCGCTTTACTGCTGTTGATATAGTTCTTGGTGAAAGCTTACAGATGAATGTTGAGATACATAAGTCATATAAGAGTATGTATGATACACTTACTTTGTTCGCTCTTAGCGGATTGAAGATATGTAACAGACATATGCCTGGATATGATAAGGATGGTAACATTGATCCAGAAGCTGGTGTAGAGAAGATCTATTCAATGCTGAATGACAAGGGTATACGTAGAGGTCTATTGAATAATGATTCTATTGAATTCCGTTATCTTGTTGATACAATGGCTTATGGTCTTGGTGAGAATTGTGGTGGTAAAGTTCACCTTGCAAATCTAGCACTTGATAAGAAGCACTGTACTGCTCTTCTGAATGCACCATCTATGACTCAGTTCGCTCAGTCTGATGCTCCATTCTTTGGAGAATCTTGGGATAAATCAATGGGTGATCCTCGTCCTACGTTTGATGTTGCTTATATACCACAGGGTGGTAATCAGGATCTTGTTTATCCTGCTGATACAACATCATTCACCCTTCCTGATTTTGAAAACGGTGCAGATCATGTAGGTGTATTCGCTCCATTCTTCAAGTATGCGGATGGACAGAGAACGATTCTTGTTCCACCAGCAGCAGATGTATCTAACACATTTATGAATAAGTTTACTGGTGGAGATCCTTATAAGACTGTTGCTAACATGAACGGTATTATAAATAATGTTCAAATCGTTGGTCTTGAATATGATTTCGATGAGATAGATAGAGGTTATATCGAGCCATTCGGCATCAATCCTATTATTAATAGAAATGGAAACATTCTTATATATGGTGACAGAACTGCATATCAGATTGTTAATTCAGATTTAAGCTTCTTGCACGTAAGAGAATTGCTCAATACAATTCAAATTAGTTGTAAGGCTGTTCTTGATGAATATGTGTTCACATATAATATACCTACAACTCGTGCAGAAATTATCACACGTATCAATCCTATCCTTAGTGCTATGAAGGACTCTGGTGCTCTTGTTAGGTATGAGATTGAATGTGATGATCTTAATAACGATAAGGAAGTTATTGATAATAAGTTCTGTATTGTTGATATTGGTGTTTGGATTTCACAAAATATGGAAAAGATCGTTGTTCCTATCACACTCAACCGTTCAACGACCGCTTAAAATAAAAGAAAATAAGATTAATAGATATGGCAAATGATGGCACTGGATTGACTTCCGTCGGACTGATGGGACTTCCTCACTTTAAGACATCTCGTGTTTCTATGGAGATGTATGAGCCTGTTTATCTTAACTTGTTTACTGTTGAAATCCAGCTTCCAAAGGGCTTGACTGGTACAGGCGGTGTTTCAGACGATGATAAGAACCTGTTACTTGAAGGCGTTCAGGTGGTTGATGGATTAGATACAAACAAGGTCCCAGGCGCAACACTTCAGCACTATAAGTTCGCTGATCGAAGCTTTGCTAACTCTGGCACAGAGCAGACGTATATAGATGTAACGATTGATTTTGAAATTAACGTGCGTGGATCTGCTGCTGGATCTCCTGATATGTATACTTTGAAAATTCTCAGAAGATGGAACGATCTTATCTGGGATCCTCTTACTGGCAGACAAGGATTGAAGGTAAATTATGTGGCTCCTACTGTTACTGTAACCATGCATGATAAGGCCAATCAACCTTTCTGGCAGTGGACTCTTTATAATGTATTCCCAACTAAGAGCCTTCCTGTACCTAAATTGGATTATACAAACAAGAGTAATCCTTATAAGGTTACTGGATATACATTACGTTGCGACTATTGGGATGAAGTAATGTTGTAATAGACAGACTTTAAACTAGTTACAATTATATTTTAATTCAATGAAAATGAATCACATCACGTGGTTCATTTTCTTTTTTATATATAATTTAATCTCAGCGATATTAAAAATTATGATATTATGATTTTTCAGATAAATAGTAAAATGTTTAGATTAAAATAGTGCAAAATACTATCGACATATTATCAAGTATTAACATTACTGTTAAAGAAATAGCAAAATCTATGGCTCCACAAAATGGTTCTGGTGAAGCTGCTATGGCTAAACTTTCCAAAGGTAATGTTACTACTAATGCTGATGTTAACCCAGCTGCTAATGTAGCAAAACCAAATATATCAAAAGCTAACATTGGTGATATAATAAGTGTTCTTAATACTTTATCACCAAGTATTTTGAATATTGCTAAAATTTCACGATCTCAGATTAATAGATTTACAAAGGTTCTTGATGCTATAATTAAAAGTGTCAATAAGTTATCAGAATGTGCTAAGAATAATAAAGATGCTGTAGCTAATGTTAAAATAATAATTGAATCGTTCGATATACTTAATGATTCTGTTGGAAAAGGAACTGGACTTGTTGTTAAGGCTCCTATTGCTACGTTAGGATTAAAGTTGGCTAAAGGTACTATAAAGGCTATAGACGCTATACTTACAACTGTTTCTAAAATGTCAAATGTTAATGACAGAATAAAGAAACTTAATACCATAACAAAGGCTATAGATCCTCTTATAAAAGTTGTTACTAAAGCTGCATTACTTGTTGGTCTTTGTATGGGTTTGGGTCTTCTTCTCATGGTTGGTCCAACAAAAGATTTAATTATAGGTGGACTTCTTGTTCTTGGTGCTGTACTTTTAACAACTACGGCTATAATTCTACTAACTGGACTTGCTGGAAAATTAATAAAGGATGTTGGTGCATTTGCCGCATTAAAGAGCATAATGGCACTTACATTAGCTTCAGTATTGCTTGTTGCTGTATGTTTTGGATTGGGTATGGCGATAGAAGCGATGGGTGGATGGAAATCTCTTCTGTATGGACTTGGTGTTCTTGGTGCTGCATTGATAACGTTAGCTGTTGTATTCTTGATTGTTGGTGCAGTGGGTAAGGTTGCTACATCTCCAGAAATAATAAAATCATATGCTGGTATTTTTGCTCTTACGATTGCATCAATGATACTTATTGTTGGCGCTAAATATCTTGGTGATTACGCCACTGAACATTATGAATCGATATTGATTGGTTTTGGACATGTTGTAGGAACGATGTTAGCGTTAGTTGGAATCGGATGGGTTGCAACAAAAGCACTTGCATCTTCAAGACAAGCAATTATAGCATTAGCGGCACTTGAAGGTTTAGCATTAGGTGCTATGGCTGTTGTTGGTCTTGCTGTTGGATTGGATTATATAAAGACACAGACCAATATAACATGGGGAGATCTTTATCTTGATGTTCTTGGTGTAATGGGAATAATTACAGCATTTGGCATTTTAGCTGCTGCTGCCAGTTTTATTCTTCCAGAAATATTGCTTGGTGTTGTTGCTCTTATACCTGTAGAATTTCTTATAGCTGGTGCTATAGGAGTTACACATTTGCTTATAAATTTACATAACGTAAAGGAAGATACGGGAATAAACTGGTTGGATCTTGAACTTGATATTTTAGGTGTCGCTGGCATAGTAGGAACATTTGGATTACTTGCTACCGCGTTTGGATTAATTGCAATACCAGTTTTATTAGGGTCTCTTGCTCTTGTTCCAGTTGAGCTTCTAATGGTTGGTGCAATAGGAATATCACATCTGCTCATAAATTTACATAATACGATAACAAATGCTGGAATATCATTTATGGATCTAGAAAAGGATGTGCTTGGTATGTCTATGATTATGGGTACATTCGGTGTTCTTGCTGGTGCTATGGCTTTGCTTGTTATACCTATTGCATTGGGTACTCCAGGAATGATTGCTGTTGCTGGATTCTCTCTTCTTGTTATAGGTGTTATTCATAGCATAATTAATATCTCAAAGGCTATAGAAAAAGCTGGAGGAGCGGATAAGATAGCGCAAACTTTAAGCGTTGGTATTCCAGCAATTCTAAAAAATATAAACTCTGACAATTTCAGTGTAGATATGGGGGCCTTGACCATTATTAAGATGATGGCAAAATATGCGCTTCTCGCTAAACTTGTTACTAGCATTCTTACAGTCGCTGAATCTATATCAAAAATTGCACAAATTGTTGGAATAGTTGATGATGCTGGAAGAATTAGGCAAATATTATCTATAGATAAAGAAACTGGAGAAGTAAGATATGGTGAGCCAGTTGATATAAAGAATCTTGCTACGGTTATAGCTCAAACTGTAAAAGCTTTTGTTGAGAATAGTCAATATAGGTTTGGGGAAATTATAAATATGTATAGTGCAAGAGAAATATTTGAAATATTATCAACAATAACCGAGCCAATATCTAAATTTGT